TCAAGTATTGTCATTTTTTTGTCCTCCTAGACGTTTATAAATATTGACTTGCGAATCCTCTAATCTTGAAACACGATGTTCAAGGACATTGACATCTTTTTTTAAAGATCTAATGTCTTGTGAATGCATTTCAAGTAAGTTGAGCATTTTTACATTTTGACGATCTATTTTTTGAAGATTATTTAATATCTCATCATTGCTGGTCTTGCTCTTTTTATCTTGTCTATTAAATTGTTTAATGGTTGTAAGGATTACCACAACCATAGTAACGATCCAATAGATGAGATTTTCCATTCTAAAAAATGTAATCAAATTATCCCAGTCCAACTTATGTCATCCCTTCTATGTATTTTTCTATAAAACAAATTGATTCTTCAATTAACTCATAATACTTACTACCTTTGATATTATCCCAGTTATTCTTGAAATCTAACATATAAGACCGCCAGGGTTCAGGACACACAAGTTCACATTTACCTGTCTTTTCGAAATGTTCAATCATCCCTCGATATCTTAAAAAATGATAATGTGATTTAAATGACTTAGCCATTTCATATCTTGATTTACCATACTCAAGTCCAGCAATTAATATACCTTTTAAAAATGCTTTATGATCAATGTCTAAAAGCTTATCAACGGTTTCTTTAAAATCAGGGTCTATATGGATTAAAGTATTATTTAGACTTAAAAGGGTATCCGTACTTGCTCTATGATAAGCAGTAATCGTTTCATCAAAAGCATGTCTTTGTAAAAACCTTTCTTTTGAAAAGATAAACAAATCAATTTGTCCTAAGTTTAAATGAATATTATCTTTAAAGTCCTCTAGGACTACTGTTACATCGGTATCACTAAGTTCATCATTAATCCCATAAGCAATTGAACCACTATAATAAGCTAGCAAAATTTTATGATAAGGAAATATCCCTTTAATTTTCGTTAGGATTAAGTCCATCATCAATAACCGGTTCAATAACAGGTTCTAACACATCAAAATCATCAATGGCATCTTCAAACCCGATGACATTTTCTTTTAGCCAAAGATAGCCCCTTTCAATAGGGTTTACATTTAAAAAACTTTTAAAATCACCAAAAGGGATCTCAATATCTATTTCTTCAATTGGTTGATTAAAGTTTGCCCTTGCTTCTTTTGAGATATAAGTTGCGACACATAAACTAATTTTCTTATTTGAATAACTGATATTAAATGCTGTAATCCTATGATAAGAAGCACCAATACCAAACTTTGTTTCTAACTGTCTAATAATTGCCATAATAACCTACTTTCTTTTCATCCTGTATAAGGTAACTGCGATGGAATCTGGTGAACCTATGTTAAGTCCTGTGTTGATATAGATTGCGCCTAAATTCCCATTAAATGAGTGCACAAAATCAGCCAGCTTGATTGAGTTATCACTTTGTCCTGATAAGGTGGATATACTTTCCCCATAGGCTACCCACTGGTCTGTGTCATTATAGCTAGACTTAAAAGTTGGTGATAGTTCAAAATCAATCACCTTTGTCACACCGCTAGTAATCACAGGACCACTGGTGTAACTATCTTCAATATAGTGAACAGTTGAATTCTTACCTGTTCTTGTATCATGAACACTATCTTCAGTGTTTACATAATGAACAAGATAAGATCCTTGTAAATTTGATAAAGCACTTGTTCTGTAATAAATGTAAGTGTCTGATACATCTGCAGAACTACCTAGAGTTGATGAGATAATATGCACTTTATAAATATAATCTGGATCAAAGTTATGCTGAAGTGTATGGGTATATCCATAGCCTTCATAGTAATAAACAACTTCCATTTCACCACCGATTTTTACAACTGATGATGAGCCTCTTGCATATAAGGCATTAGAACCATAATCAAAGGCTAACTCACCAAGATAGGATAGTTTAGATGTTGTTGGTGTTGTGTTTCCTCTTTTGACTCTAATAATGGCCATTAATAAGTACCACCATCAATAACCGATGACGGTGTGAGTACCTTCGACACATCAATACCAAGCTTATATTTTATTTTTGTCGGTGTATAGCCTGTATCAACCACTGGAAAGTATTTGAGTGCATTGGTAATAACTGTTGAATCATAGTTTGCTTCACTAGAAGCTAAAGCCATACCATCTGCAGAGATGATTTCTGTTATCTTTGCATTGGTTAATTTTGTCCTTTGTGAAGTTGTTAAATGCAAGTTACTTGAGACGTGTCCATTATAAGTCGTTGCTGCAACCCCGCCTAAATCTCCAAGGGTTACAGTTACAGCTCCTGTTGATCCATTCACGCTTGTAACGGCATCCGTTGGCGTTAAGAGTTCTTGCCAGTTGGCTAGGGTTGAATAAGGCGTTGCTTTTAAGATGAATGATTTATTTAAATCTGTTCTTACTGCAACATCCCCTTCTTGTGCTGTGGATAAGCCAAGCATGGCTGTTTGACTTGCAACCACAAAGGTATTCGTCATTGCGATTTTAGGAACAACACTATCTGCGAGTTTTCCACTTGAGTTTAAAACTGGAATATTACCATTGCCTGTCCCTGTGTTTTTAGTTGCAGCTGTACCAAGACCAAGTGCCGTAATTTTTGTATCGATTTGATCATCAACTTTACCTGCAGATGGTATTTTTAGATAATCACTATCTGCAAGTGGAACTGAACTTGATGCGACTTTATCCGCTTTTGCAATATATAAATGTTCCCCATTAAAATCGACTTGGGGCTCCCCTGCTTTTACTGTCCCTGTTGTTCCTACAAGGGGTCCTGTTCCTGCAGATGTTCTTCTTTTAATTTGAATTATTGCCATAACTTCCTCCTATTTTTTTAAATATACTGATGTTATATTGTGAGATGTGTTTCCACAACTTAAAGTTACTGTTCCCGATACATATAAAACACTTAAGGTATAATCAGCTCCAGCATACCTGTAGCTGATATTTCTATTCGATCCAACATTGATAAATAAACTATCTCCTGGAAAGCTAATAATCGTTGTATTGTTAATCAGTACATACACAAGTGATTCAGATAACTCTACAGATGATGTATTGAAAAACTGATATACTCCGTTAGATACCTTGGTTAGATTTTTTCTAACAGGTCTATATCTATCGAGTAACTTATTTTCCAAATCCGCAATTTTATCTTTATCATTTAAAATGACTTTTCTTACATACGTTTGATTAATCGATACGGATGTGGTTGTCTTTGTATATGCGCATAAAACAAATTCATAGAGTCCTTCTGTTATTAGTAAATTTGTTAAAACAAGTGATGGATAACCACTGGCTTGTTCTTTTAAATAAAGACTCACTTCATTGGTTGCGGTATTAAAACCAAGCACGACATAGCCATTCTTATTTGAATCTGGTGTAATACCAATTGTAGTTTGGTTTTCAATATAGATGATTCTGCCATATACAGAAATATAGCCATCTTGAAATGTTAAAGTGTTGTTTGCGAGTGTAACTTGACACTCATTTTTAAGTCCTTTTAAAATGCCAATATCTTTTGAATAAAAAAAGTGATACAAATCTGCATCAATTTTCGCTGTGACATTGCCACTTTCAAAGGTTACTTTTTGAATTCCCATTAGAATTCACCTCCATCTAAATTAGTATTGGTTATTGTAACGTTACTTGTTTGATTTGTTTTTGCCTTACTTAAGAGTTGTATCTTCTCAGTTAGTTTTACTCGGTATTCACCAAGTGTGATTTTAGCCACTTTAAGTGAATCTTTAAATAAAATCCCAGTAACTACTGTATCGTAAGTTTTATGCTTATGAATGAATGATATATAATCACCTAAATGAAAATTCATAAATGGTTTAAAGACTTTATTATTAAGATCTAAATTAAATGAAATATAATGATCAAGCTTAGAAGTAATCATTTCACTTCTTGCTTTTGTTTCTAAAGTCTCAACTTCTTTATCTCCATAAATATAAGATTTGGTCATAACTGAAATGTATCGATCTATGTGATTTGAATCATCAGTTATATCACCTGTTGTAAGTAGGTAATATGTTTTGATATCTTTACTGATTTCATTATCACTTCGTGGATAAAAAATAACTTTGTTAATGACTTGAGATGATGAGTCATTTGTCTCAATATTGAGTATCGATGAAAAGTTGCTTTTCATCACAAGCCCTTTATTCACATGAACAATTCTAAACAAGATACCACTGATTCTTCCTCTAACATAGATAACCTCAGTTTGAAAACTAATGCCATAGGTCTTAGAAACTAATTCAAAGAGTTTTGAAATACTTTCAATCTTATCTGCTTCAAAGGTTAATGAACCATTTACACTTGCATCTTTTTGAACGGTTAAATAATCTAAGTTTTGAAGTGAGTCTTCATTGAACTTAAAATGACTATGAATAACTTGATATAGATAATCGATTAAATCACCAGAATAACTAGACACTGGTATTTCTAAGTTAAAGATTTCTCTAAAATCTAGAGATTTAATAATTGTTGAATGATCATCTTTTTGTTCGATGCTTTCTAAGATACCGATGTATGAGAACACTTCATTGGATGCTACAACGATATCGCCAATACTTGTGTAGATATTAGCCTTGTTTGCTTTAAAGACTGAGCGTTGAATAAGCACCATATCAAGATTAATTTCATATTCACTTCCAACCGGTGCATAGTCTTTATATTGAAGGGTTTTTCTATCTAAAAATATGAGTTTCATCTTAGATACCCATATAGCCTTCAAGTAAAGTAATCTTGCATAAAGACTCAGTTGCGACCCCTGGTTTAAACTCAATCTCGTAATTCCCTTGATTCATGAATAAAAAATTATCTTCTTGAAAATCTTGTAAGCCATAAATATCGACAACTGATCCATTTTCTATCATGATCATTTCCTGTTTACTAGGTATTGCAGTGATTCTAAGTGTTGCACTATCTGATTCAGCATATACCTTAAACTTTGATATCACATATCCGTTCTTTAAGATTCTAACTTCAGGATGATAAAAAGCCCCATGGATTTCAATATTAATAGGCGCTTCATCAAGTCCTTGGTTGTTGACATTAATAATGCCTTGATAAGAACTTTCATAATGATAGGGATAAGTGTATGGATATACTTTTCCTGATTGGTTACCATTTGCGATAATCTCATAAGTTTTTTCTTTATACCACATGGATACTTTCTTAAAGACAATCTGACTTTGAATGGTTGATGCGACAAGTTCACCCTTTGATAAACTTAAAACATCCACATAACAATACGCCTTAAAGGCTGGTGTTTCATAATGAAGTTTTAGTGCTTCTTTCGACCTAGATAGATAATCAACAAATACTTTGTATCCAAGGTATCCTTTTAAGAAAATCAAAGTTTCAGTGATATCTGTTAATGGTAGTTTGCTTTCAGTTTTTGCAAAATACTTGTTGTATTCTAAATACTTAATATCTAAAGAAAACCCAAGTCCACTGGCTTGGGTTATGATGGTATGATTTTTATGGTTGAAATAATAAAGTTCACCATATTCATTTTCTAAATAAAATGCTCTGATCAAATGACATTACCTCCTAATGCTTGATTTATCGAATCAATATCAAACGTTGGTGAGGTTGTATTGATGGTGATGTGATTGGTATTTGCAGTACTTCTAGATGTATTGGTTGTATTAGAGGTCTGACTAGACCCTTTTAGGTTTAAAGTATCACTAAAAAAACCGCCAACCTTACCAAAGAAACCACCGACTTTATCTGCAGCTTTTCCTGCAAAATCACTGATGCCTTTTGTTACACTTGATGCAATATTACTAATACCTTCAGTCACATTACCAAAGACATTTTTTACCTTACCACCAAAGTCACCTATTTTTTTAGGGAGATCTCCAATCCATTCAAATATCTTTTGAATAAACTCAATAATTTTTTGCACAACTTTTAAGATTGGATCAAGTACTGTTTTTAACACTTTGATGGCTGGTACTAAGATTGCTTGTAAGACTTGACCTAGTGTAGTAATCAGAGGTGCTAAAGCTTCTAGGATTTCAGCAAACATTGTCACTTGCATAATCAGTGGCATCAAAAGTATATCTATTATAGGTACTAATAAATCGACTAACATTACCACCAAATCAATAATCACATCTAAGATTGGTGTAAGTGCAGTAAGTAAAGCATCAACAATCATCATGATTGGTGGTAAGAGTTGCATGAAGGTTTCCATGAGTCTATCAAGAAGTGCTCTAAACTCTTCACTCTGAAATAAAGCAAGCGCTAAAATGGCGATAAGCGCGCCTATCCCAAGGGTTGCAAAGTTTATACCTGCGCCAGCAAAAAGCCCCGCAGACCCCACACCCTTAAGCACCATGGCGACAATATTTAATAGCGGTCCAACCTTACCGACAATCGCAAGAACAGGACCTATTGCAGCAACTAAACCTATAAGCGTTGCAATCATTTTCTTTGTATCCGAATCTAAGTTATTCCACCTTGATATCCAGTCTTTAACAACAGGTATCATTTCATCTCTCACTTTAATAATAAGAGTTTGAATAACAGGCATAAGTGTACTTGCGATATCAACAGCTAAACTAGATAAGGCTTGTTTGGTTCTATCAAGTGCGTCAGTAAACTCTCCTGCTTGAGCTGCTTGTTCATTGGTTACAATCCCTAGTTCTCTAGCTTCTTTTCTTAAATCATCGATGACTTCAGCTTCTTTAGATAAAACAGGAATAATATCAGCTGCGACTCTTTCACTTAATAAATCATTGGCCACACCAACTCTAATGGTTTCATCTTTCACTTTACTTAAAGCATCTCTAATGATTAAGAATGCTTCATCTGTATTTTTACCTTTTAAGTCATCGACTGTTAAACCAATCAAACTTAAACTGTCAGCAAACTTATCTCCGTTACCAGTCGCGATATCACCTAAGATACCATTAACTTTAACAAAAGCTCTCTCCATACGTTCTGTGGACACCCCTAAGATAGTAGCCGTATGATTCCATTCTTGAAATGCTTCAGCTGATAAACCAATCTTTTCTGCAGTATCTCCAATCTCATCAGCTGTATAGGCAGTCTTAACAGAAAATGCTGTTAAAGCAGAAACGGCTCCTAGGATAGGAACCGTTACAGATTTAGTAAGTGTTGAACCAAGTTTACCAATTTTATCAAACTTAGCATTGCTTAATTCTTTGATTTTACTATTTGTGTTACTTAACTGGCTGTTGAGCTTTGCAAGTTCTGCTTCAGTGTATTGAACATTACGTTTGAGCTTATTAAACTCATCTTGACTCATGTCACCTATCTGAACTGCTTTTTTGGCTTTTTCAAGTTCTAGATTTTGTGTATCTAGTCTTTTCTTGGTTGTTTGTAAAATACTATTTAATTTATCTTGTTTTGATTTCCATAAATCAAGATTAGAACTATCATATCTTAAATTAGTATTGATAGCTTTTAAATCTTTATTCTGTTCTTTGAGATCTTTCTTTATATCTTTTAACTCGTTTTCTAAATCTCTACCATCAAGACTTAGTTTAATATTAAGTCCTTTGACTGTTTCTGCGATAATTCCACCTCCTATATTAGAAAGTTATCGATATCATGTTGTGTTGCTCTTTTAGTGGATTTATTGCCACTAATAACATTTTTTTCTAGTTCTACAATAGAAAAGTATGTCTCTAGATCAAATGATTTTGTATCTTCAATGGATAGTCCTAAATGCGCAAGATTAAATATGATATTAGCTGTAATATCTTTTTCTTCAATGTTATTTTGATTTGCTGGCTGGGGGTGTGCTTTTTTGAAATGTACCGAGCATTTCACCTATCGTATTCGTTAGATTTTGCAATTCATCTTGATTGCTTAGTAAACCAAAATCAAGAGACATTAAAAAGTCATTATATGATTGTTTGCTAAAAGGTCTATTGAGTACATAGATGATCCTAAAGATCGTGTCAATAACTGTAGATAAATCCTCTTCTTTTTTACCTGTTTTTTCTAACTTTTTTATATCACTAAAAAGTTCAGTTGAAAATACATTACGATAATCTATGATCGTAAATAATGATGAATGCAGGCGATAATCATGATCACCCAGTTTAAGTGTTTTTTCCATTAGCTACTCCTATAAGAATGTCGGCAACGTTGGTGATGTAGTCAAAAACGTTGCGTAGTTTGTATCTGTCGCACTGGCGATTGCTCTTAAGATTAAGTTATCTCCAGATTCAATTGGTCTAGCAGTAATGTTAAGCTCAATTGAATTAGCTTCAATGGAATCAGTCTTAGACTTACTTGAATCACCTGAAGGTGTCGCAGTACATAAGAAATACCAAATGCGTCTTGCTTTAACATCACCTTGGATTTCATAGCCTAAAGCAAATGTCTTAGTATCTGCATTAAGTATTTCTACTAAGTTCCCATTGGTATCTTCTAAAAAGCCAAAGATATCTTTTTTGAATGCTTCATCAATCTCGGTAAACTTTAATGTGACATTAGATCCTGAATTAGATACCAGAGTCTTAATCACTTTATCATCGGCATAGACTTGAGAACTACCACCGATTGCTTCAGTTGTGATTTCTTGTGCACCTTCTAATCGTTTAGGCACTCCAAAAGTCCAACTACCATCTTCTGTTTGTGTTGCTAGTGCATAATGCACATTGGTTAATCCAAATGTTACTTTATTTCCCATTGTTATAAAACCTCCAATTTGATTTCATATACTCGGTTTATTGAGCCGTCCTCATTTTGATATTCAGTGATCATTTGAAACCCATAACCACCATAATATAAAGATACCTCGAGTCTTTCTTCTAACTCGAGGTTCTTTTGTTTTGTTATTAAATTTATTTGTACTGATAAAATACGCATCGTCACATAGTCATCAGCGTA